GTGTCTGTTAACCCTGTTCTGATCGAAGAACCAAACTTATGTGGAAAGGCCCTGGAACTTTCTAGAGGCTTGATATAATACTTGGACAAAGAAGGAAGAAGCTACTTATGAATTCTCTACGCCTTGCACTGTCGGCTGGCTAAGAACTCTTTCGCTTGTCCCTTTACTTTAACGCCCTTCAAGCTTAGTAAAGAACTCAGGTAATCTTTCTCAACATGAAGAAATGATTCCTTGTTTAAGTGGTGTCTGGATACGTAACGGACGTATTCCATTGAATAATGTCTCCACACTTCTGGCATTGATGAAGTTATCCATTCGCAAGAGAGAGCTGAGATATCTTCTTTCGTGTCAAGATATTCTTCTATTGCTAATTGGGCTTCAACTGAAATGCCATACATGGACTCCACTAGGGCCCTCGAACGAGGCCCCGGTTGTCTCTTTTGAATTTTGTCCTCATCATGTGCCCTGACAGCCGCCAGAAGTTGATCTCGCTCCCACATGTTCCTACAGCTCTGAACAGGCAGGTTCCCTAATCGGACATGGCGAGTAACTCTCAATCCATAATTGGCTAAAGAAGTAATTATGGGGCAGCCCGGGTACTGATGGGCTAAGGACAAGGCTTTGCAACGTAACAGGCGGAGATGTTTCTTCCTGTTGGATAAAACGTATTTTGCACTACCCCAACCAAAGGTAGCCAACACGTCGCGGGGGTCATCAATATTGATCAACTCCTCCGCATCGAAAATAATGCCGCAAAAGGAGGCTTTCTCAATCGACTCCTGATGATCTATCTTTATCGTCAACCCGATACAGGCGAAGTCTTCCGCCGACAAAGAAGGACCATCGTGTTTCATGAGACCGTCATCTCCCTCCACGACAATACGCACGTTGCTACAGCCCTTACGATGAGCTATGAACAATGCAAACATCAAGTTGGAAAACCCGTTTCCTAACGATGTGCACATCTCACCCGATAAACGCGCCGTGTCAATTTCAGTATCTAAGTACTTGAAAGAACAGAACTGGCGCCCCAAAATGACCTCCAGATGGCGATAAAAACGCTGTCTATCTGGGAGGAACTGAGTCATGTACTTATATAGCCGCATTTCGACTTGCTCCATAAGTATACGTCTGAACTGGGATTCGAACGCTGTGTAATCGGTAGCTTCTGCTTCACCGTCTCCCGCTAA